TTCATTGCTGACTATCTGTTCTCTCATTTGTGATGTATTTTTATTATACCACACTAGGTACATATTAATTCTATCTGGTTCATATTTATACTTTACTGCTAAGGCATAAGTACCTAATTGAAGTTTATAATTTGTATCAGTACTGGCTACTCTATTCTTGATTCTGCCGAACTTAGTAGTCCACTTATAGGCAGCTGCTGTTTTATAATCATATAGATTAAATTCTATACTTGTACCATCTTCTATTCTTTCACCAGAATCAAAAGTTCCAACTACATCCAAGTCTTCTATTGTTACTTTCTCTTCAATATGAATACTTCTTTGTAATTGAGCATCTTTTGTTTCCATAGCGGCAAGCTTATCTTCATACATTATTAAAGCTTCTTCCATGTCTTTGTGTACAATAGTACCTAATCTTAACAGCCTGAGTGATTTATCGTCTTTTGAATCAGCAGGATAATCATAGTAAGAATACATTTGTTTTCTATAACAACTTCCTGCTGATGAGGCATGAAAGACATGCTCATCTTTAGGTCTAAGTGAATTTTGGTGGTTTAAATACGCACTATATATTGATTTAATATCCATTTATCTCTCCTTAAATGTATCGCAAATTTAATAATATCAAGGTTTAAAATCAATCGAAATATAGGCTGGCGTGGATAGTTACAACGTTGCGTCATGCGCAACATGCACGTGCCACCACTACCAGCCTAATTTCATTTGCGGGTCAGCAAATTTCAAATCCACCACTGTTTTCACAGAATGTTTCAAACTCTATCATATATTGTGAATCAAATGGATAATGGCTTCCAAAATTTTTCACTGTGCCTTTGCCGCTGCATCCATTGCACGTATAAGTTGGGTCTTTCTTTCTTGCCTCAATTCCAATTTCATCATTTCTAAATCCAGTTCCGTCACAGCAATGACATTCTTCATCAGGCAATGAATCCATTCTTGACTCGTGCATTGATTCATGTTTTTCCAAACTGCCGTCCTTTTTAAGCCTTCTCAGTCTTGCGGCAATCTTTTTTGCTTTTGTCTTGGATATTCTCCATCCATCGTTAAAAGTGCCATGATCCATATCTTTTTCAGTCAATATGTCGTCACAATATGTACAGACGTATTCCCATATTGGTCTCCAATACCATACGTTTGCCCTAAAATATGCTCCAGGTGTATGTTCTTGCCACGTAAAATATGCAGCAACCGTTTTTTCATCTTTTTGACCTATGTTTTCCCAATGTGGTTCATCTGGTTTTGTGCCATCCGATGGGTTTAACCCATATATGTCGAATCCCATATTATTTCTCCTTTTTATCTGGTTTTTTATATTGTTTTAGATTTGGATATTCTTTTTTATCGTTTTTAACGCTTGGAAACCACCACCATCCATTTCCATGTTTGAGAAACAGTTCTGTTCTGTCTTTCAAGTATTTTTTATCTTCCAATACGTTTTCACCATATGGAAATCTTTTTGATTGTTTTCTCCAAGACAAGTTGGTTGGTTCCTTCATTCTTCAGACAGTTCTTTAAACGTAAAGGTTTCTGAAGGCTTGTATGTTCTCTCCTGTTTTACCCATTGATGCTCGACGTTTACGGTTATTTCTTCTTCTGCATCTCCAGTTCTCCAAGTTTGAATTCCATATCCAGTATTTCCTTCTTCGTCTCCTTTTACCATTTCGCAAAATATCATTCTGGCCAAATAAGAAGCATCATTCCACCTTTCTTGCTTTTTCAACGTTGTTACTATTTGGGGAAGCATTTCCTTTGCTCCCCAATGCGTGTATAGAAATACTGATGGATCATCATCCTTTTCTATTATTTCTATTGTTCCTCTACATCCCATGTCATTACTCCACTTCGTCAAGTATTGAAGCAAGATAATGATGTGCTTCGTCCATTTTGTTTTCTATTCTATGCATTCTCCACAGCATACTAAGCTGTAAAGCCAATATCATCAGCATTGTAAACTCCCAATATGGAAAATATTCAGTACTGAAAAGCGCTTCCCAATAATATCTCATTGTTATTTTACTCCTTTATGATCTTCAAAAGATTGTTGATCCACTTTATTCTGAAGTTCATCGTTATGTTGTTTCATCCAATCCGATAAATAAGTTATTGCTTTATCTTTGGATAATTCAAAATCTCTTTGAAGATACGTTCCGGCTCCAAACATGTTTGTTTCACCGGATTCTCTTAGTTCTTCAAGATAAAGATAAATTTCATTTCTTAGATGTTCATCTTCTACCATTTTATCTGGTAAGTCTAAATCATTCATGACTCTTTCCTTTTCAGCCGAAGCTGCCATTTGTCGTTTTTTAAAAGATATTTAAGATTTATTATTGATTGTTCCAAATTACCTATCTTATCCATCATTTTAAGCATATCCTGTTTTATGTATTTAATTTCTCTAGGGATATTCCTTATGGCATTTTGAGCCATGTAATTATCGAACCTGGAAGGAGTAACGATATTTTCATTACAAGAGCCACAACATCTGCCATTGTTGATGGGTTTTGCGTTGTGTCCTCCATCCCACCCGTCTGCATCAGTCGTTATTTTTTCATTACATATACTGCAATTCATTACCTACTCCTTTTTATTAGTTACGTTAACCACTCTCCGTCGAGACTAAACTAAGTATGCTGCTGTTCACAGGCCCATTCTCAATTGTACCTGCTACTAAGCAGCATACTTTAAAGGGCGAAGGCATATCTGCCTGCCAACCTAAGGTTTCATTTGAATCCTTTCAGTTAATATTTTTACGCCCTCAAGCTTACCAGTTTATTCAGATATAACACTGAATCAACACCATCCTTTGCCCAAAATATATCACCTTGATATTTACCATATTGAGGTGACTCCGGCACTTCATACATTTTATATTTATGTGCTATGTGAAAGGGTGTTTTCTTCTTTTTAACCATGTTTTCGACCTCCGTTTCTTAATGAATATCCCATTTTAGGCTTGCGGTGTTCAGGCATTATCTTCAGTCTGCCGTTGGGTATGGTAACAACCGTTACTTCACCTTCGGTATGAACACCCATTATTCTGTCAGGCATCTCTTTTTTGAGTTCTTTTATCGTTATCATTGGGTTACTCGCTTTCATAGAACTTTACTTTGTTCCTAGTGTTGTAGTTATAGACTCGTGACATCTCTTTCAGAAATCCTGCTTTGTCGGGACATCTTTGCATTGTGGATGCAAGATATTCAAGTTTTGCCATCATTCTGGAATGGTCATATTCCTTATGTTTGAACATTACCCAAAATGCCTCTACGAATCTTGCGTTTCTGGCATATTTGAGGTAGTGTACCACTCCTTTCTTAGTATCTGTCCCAAGAATGGCTTCGGCAAGTGCCTCTGCTTTAGACCAGCTTTTGACGCATTTCATTTCACCTTGTTCAAATGCAGTCTTAAAATATGATCCTCTTCCTCCGCACAGTATTATTGAACATACCGAAATCGGGAAACCGGTTCGAGACATATATCCCGCAAACTTCTTGTATTCGATATGTCCTTTGGTTTGATATTTGTGAAGATGGTCTTTCAATGTCCAAGGCCTTTGAAATGCCGAGGCTTTTGAAACGTCGTCGAGAGTGACCGAATCGTCAACAGTGTAATAAACGGTTTTGTTTTCGAGCTTAGCCGATAAAAACCTATGCTGACCATCTATAATGCCCATTCCAGTACCATCGCAGCTTGGGTATCTTTCCATGCTTTTTTCTTTGCTGTTGCAAAGTATGTCGTATTGTTTAAGCATATCGTTCTCTCTCAGTTCTTTTCTGAGCCAGTCGACTCTTTTCCAGTCGATGGGTCTATTTTCGGTGATAAGGGTGAATGCTTCATAGTTCATGGTAGGTATTTTTCTGCCCATTTTATTATCCTTTTTTTGTTGTTGTTATTGAATTATTTGGCCGCCCTATCTGTTGGAGGAGAATAAAGAGCTCATATTGTAGTTGTGAGCGACAGAGCGGCCGGAAATCAAGGTGGTTAGTCCTTCTTATTTATAGTTACCTCTCCAATTAGTTTCCGAAACAGTATTGTCGATGGTATACTTTGCAAAACTATGACCATGACTGTTCTTTGTTAAAGAAGTTTTAATGGACATGCCACCATCTCTCAATCTGCATATGATCGATGCAAGCCTAAAACATCCAAATCTTTCAAGAGCTTCTTTTGGAGTTATTGAATTACCATCTTTAAGATGCTCCTTGACTTGTTGTTTCTGTGTTTTTGGTTTCTTCATGTTCTTCTCCTTTCATTTAATTTATTCTATTTTAATTCTTTTATTAAAGTTTTTATTTTATCAAGTGATTTAATACAATCTATCATATAATCACTTCTTTTATTGATTATCTCCATTTTTAATTCATCACCCAGATCACCATCCAATTTCATATTTGCCTCATTTAAATTTAAAAGACATAGATTATCAATGAACCCATCTAATTCATTTAATTCATCTTGAATTGCAATATAACCTTTGTCATAATCATATGCTGTCATGTTCTTCTCCTTTATCTTTTTTTGAAACATTAAAACAATTATAAATTACATCCCATCCACTTTTCACACCTTGCTCATGGAATGCCTTTGCCAAACTATTTAATTCAATTTGTATTTCTTTATCTGTCATGTGATCAACGTCAAGAGCTCCCTTGACATCATCTATACACCAAGATGTACCAACAGATAAGGGTTGGATGTTTATATTCATTTCATTTTATATTTATTGTTTAGAGCAACTATTTGACGAAAGAATAATTTTATTGCAAATCCGTTCATTTCACCGCACTCACAATTATATATTCTTGGTGTTTTATTTCTCATCCTTGTAATTATTTCTTGGGCTTTATAAAGAAGTTTTCTCGTTTCGTTTTTCTCCACGGCCTTCTTCATCAACAACCTTTTAGTTTCTCTTAATTTTTCTTTAGTCTTTTTCAATTCTTTTTTACATTTACTGGTGTCTTGTACATCAAGTTCGATACTAAGTGATGGTTTCATATTTATTCCTTTTTTAATAATTTTAGGGGGTCTCAGCCAACAACAACGTCGGCATCTGTCGGGAGCAATTGTTTCGTTAGAAATCACGGTTCAATACAATCCCATTTTCATAGGCAGTCAAAATGCGTTGATATCCTTCGCAGGACGCATACATCACCTGGGCCACTAATAGCCATCATATCGGTATCTTAGGCTGCTTATTCCATCCAGAACCTAATAGATACCAAAGAATCCGCCACAAAGAAGTTTGCCTTTCGGCTTTTTTTATCTTAATGGACGCCAAGACCTTATCAACAAGAGTTATCCTGCTTCACAACCTTGCGGCTGTCCCCCATTTGGGGTTAGTGCGACAACAAACAGTCCATTGACTAATTACTGTCTTGATAAGTGCACGTCAGAGCCTTTGAGACAGCTCTTCTTTTGAACGTGCGTTGAGTTAATATCCGTACATAATCATCGCAGCATACAATAATTATGCCTTAGGATAAACCCCCTATTTTAATTTTTTAAGCTGCAAACAACAGCCATATTACCAATGCAAATCCATATAGGAAAGATACCGTTATTACCGACATCATTCCCAATAGTATAACGTCAGTCATTAGATCAACTGCACTTCTAAATATTTTACTATTCATTATATACTTTTTCATAAACAATATCTTCGGATACCGAACACATTACGGTTACTCCTACTATCTTACTTAACTCATTCTCAAATTCTTCTGCCATACTTTCATAGTCATATACTTTATTACCTTCATCATCTTCGTAATAATATATTGGTATCTGAATCTTGTTTAGTTTTTTATTAAATGTAATCTTTTTCATTATTTCCTCCATCCTAGCTTAACGAACAATCTGAATACCCATGATTCCATGCAATATGCACGCCATGCTCCAAGAATTGCTGCTCCAAGCACTTTATTTGGAGTATCAAGTGTATCTAATTTGTATTTAGAGTCACCCCTATATACATAGTTTGTCCATTTCTTCATCTTATTGCTCCTTATTGTTTGTCAATTCATTAAACTTCCTAAATTTGTGTGAGGGCTTCAGTTACATACTTAGCGTAAACATATTAATTATGCAATTCTAAATACAACCTGCCCTCACAAAGTGGTTGGGTTCAATTACGACAATCGTCACTGCCTTTTTACTGTTTTATACACGCACGCTGAACCCACTAGACGTAGCGTGTTATTGACCAAGAAATAAATAGATTACCTTGCTACACTGAGCATTAAGAAGTTCGTCAACTTCAAAGTTCACTCGATTCAGCATATGCTTACTTACAAGTGTTTGATAATCTAATCATTAAATTCTCTCTAGTTAATATTACTAGTTATTGACCAAGTTAATATGAATTGTATTGTATTAATAGTGTAGAAAGTTGCTACTAATTAATATGTAAACCATGCCGATTATAAAGTATATAAGTATATTGTCCATTAATTCTTTAAATAGTTTCATATATAGCCCCATTTATTATATAAGTGTAAGAATAAAAAAAGAAGGGGGGGGGGAGTTACCCCCCCCATTGGATTACATCCCCTCAGATGCCTCGAGTTCAGACATTGCGATGTCTGCCTCAGAGTTCTCAAGGTTGTCAACCACTGATTGTTCAGCCAGGAATTTGAATCCAGAGTTTGTATGTTTGACTAAATAGAAATCGTTACCTTCATGCGGAATGGTATTGTCCGATACCTGTGCGTTTGTAGATACGATTTTCTTGCCATGTTCTGTGTTCACTGGTACTGTGATTGTTATGTCTTTTGCCATGATGTTACCTTTCTCCATTGGTTATTTATGTTATACAACTTAAAATCGGATTTCCATAATCCCATTTAAAGGTTTACGAGCTAAGTATGTCTCCATTTCAAAATCCTACAATTTTTTCAGTAGAGCACTTGGTCAAATAAACCTTTTGTATAGTTTGACATATAGTTTAAATTCAAGGGTGGTAGGGTTAGGGATTTTAAATAATAATGTATCCGTATAATGGCTAAAGAACTCAAGGAACTGTCGAAACTCCCTATTGAGCACCAATCTCAGATACTTGAATCCTTGTGCAGGAAGTATCAACCTATAGAAATTGACGATACGGTGTATTTGATACCTGAGGAAGTAAACGATTTAATAGACAATCTCGTAATGCAGTTGAGCGATTTGTACGCATTGCGCGAGAGAGACAGTATTGGAAAAGAGAGCAATTAAAAACATCGACCACTACGTCTATGACGACTTGGACGAGTTCAGAGAGCATCATCCAAACACGGTAGTTCATCCCAATTGGAAAGAATCCGATGAAGGCGATTGGGTGTACAGCGACGATGGAAGAATAGTTCAGTTGTTGAAAGTCGCAAAGCATGTGAATCACCCAAACGACAGAAAAAACTATAAGTTTGCGAAAGGCTGGGTAAGGACTGTAGTCGGAAGTTTCATCAACAGACCAAATACTAAGATGGATACCGACTTCGGCAGTCACAGCAATAGGTACACTTTCAGCAAAACGATTAAAAATGCGAGTCGGAGAGTCGTTAAAAGAACTAAGATAACAAATAAGGAAAAACACTTTGCCACCAATGTGGTCGTAGGTATGGGAGCAGTAGAAGCATACAAGAATGCCTATAAGGAAATGTCAGACCAAAAGGCAAGAAAAAAAGCTACAATATTATTAAAACAGGAGAGAGTGATGAAAGAAATAGAAAAGTCGGTTCTAGACGTGGCGAAAGAGATGGGGGTCGACCATAAGTACGTATTGAACAAGTTGAAGAACCTTGCCGACTATAGTGAAGACGACAATATAGTTCTGCAGTCTGCCAAAGAGCTTGGTAAGATTGTAGGCACTTCAGGAACTACCATTAAGCAACGTGAAGTTGGTCTCTTGGGAATGTTTCAGGGGTTTTCATCGGAAGAGCTCGAGGGGGCTACGAGAGAACAAAAGAAATTGAAGGAAACTTTTAATTCGGAGGAGTCTTAAAATGATGTGTCCTTATTGCAATTCAAGCTACACGAAGAAAGATGGGACGAAAACCCTTAAGAGTGGTGAGAGAGTTCAGGAGAACTATTGCCATAATTGTGGGAAATACTTTACAATCCATTCCGAACTGTTTGCCGATATGGTTGTTGACATAGACCCTGGCGGAGTATTGACTGTGGAAAACGATAAGCCTTTGAAGATTCATGGCCTGACCGACGTTCACGTTGGGGCCAACGAATTCGATTTCAAGAAATTCAAGCAGGCTGTAGGCAAGATAAAAAGAGACGATAATGCAAGATGGTTCGGCAACGGAGACCTTATAGAACTGATACCTCCGCATTACAAGATAAGTCAGAGAGGTCAGAACATTCCACCCGATGAACAGTATTTGGAGTTCTTAAAGCTTGTCGACTGCATAAAGGACAAGTGTCTTTTCATTCGTGGAGGGAATCACGACTACTTGAGAAGTTTCAACATATTGGATTTCGACGTATGCAAGGTAATCGCAAAAGAGATGAACGTTCCATATTATAGGATGCCGGGATATACCACCATCACGATAAATGGACAATCTTGGAACCTCGTCTCTGGACACGGCAAGTCTGGAGCGAAAAACGGAGATTTGGAACTCGACAAGATGGCGGCCGTATATAGCGAAGGAGACGTTTTCTTTCTTGGTCACAATCATCAGTTGTACGTTAAGCCGATGGACAGCCTTGTGATAGGCGATGATGCCACCGAAGAATTGAGAAGAAGGTGGTACGTCAGGGGAGGCTCGTTTCTAAGGTATGCCGAATATGCGAGATATTCCTTTTTCCCAATAATAAGGACAGGATGGGTCACTATGACCTTCAGGGAAGACAAAGTGGATTGTGCGGAGAATTAAGTTCGGAGTTTTTGGATGTCGAACGTAAACAGTCAAAGCGTAAGCAAAGCCGAAGAAGCTCTCGAGCTGGCCAACAAAGACCTCATATCTTTCGGTAAACTATTCCTTCCAGACGACTTTATGCGAAGTGAGACCCCTTTCTTTCATTATGAGATGTCGGACTGCATAGACGACAGAAACGTAAAGCAACTTGCCATCATCATTCCTCGTGGCCACGGCAAGACTGTTTTGACGAAAGCCTCCATTATTAAAGATTTCGTATTTTGCCGTGATAAAAGCAATTTCCTGTTCTATGCTTGGGTTTCCGCTACGCAAAAACTTAGTGTCGGCAACATGGACTACATAAAGCACCACTTGGAGAACAACGACAGAATAAAATATTACTTCGGAAATCTAAAAGGCAGAAAATGGACGGAAGAGGACATTGAGTTGTCGAACGGATGTAAACTAATTTCGAAGAGTAACGTTGCCGGAATTAGAGGAGGAGCAAAACTTCACAAGAGATACGACCTCATCGTACTTGACGACTTTGAACATGAGGCCAATACCATCACTCCAGAAGCGAGAGACAAGAATGCAAATCTGGTCACTGCCGTAGTGTATCCCGCCCTTGAGCCGCATACCGGGAGGCTTCGTGTAAATGGAACTCCCGTGCATTATGATTCCTTCATCAACAATCTTCTTACGAACCATGCGAAAGCCAAGGAAGATAAGAAGCAGTTCGCTTGGAAAGTGATTACGTACAAAGCCATTACGGACGAAGGGACTCCTCTGTGGGAGTCGTTTTTCAATGCAAAAAAACTTGAAGAAAAGAAGAAATTCTACTCCGACTCTGGACAGCCTCAGAAGTTTTTCCAAGAATATATGATGGAAGTGATGAGCGAGGAAGATGCAGTATGGACAAGAAAACACATAAAATACTGGGGTGGGTACTTCAAAAACGAAGATGACGTTAATTGTTTGATGATTGACGGCCAACAAATACCAGTGAACGTGTTTATAGGATGCGACCCTGCTACGGATATAGACACCAAACATTCCGACTTCAGCGTCATAATGGTGGTGGCTGTGGATTCAAACAACAACGCATACGTTTTGGAATATGAAAGACACAGGAGCATACCCACCATAGGAAGCAAAGACCCTTCTACGGGAGAAATATTGGGAAAGAAGGGAGTTGTGGATTATATAATTGAACTTCATGAAAAATACAACTGTACTTCATCCACAGTGGAAGACGTAGCCATGAACAGAAGCATATTTCAGGCATTGAATGAAGAAAGAAGACTTAAAAACAAGTATCACATTTCAGTCATTCCAGAGAAACCGGGAGGTCAGCAAAAGAGGAATCGCATATACAGCGGACTTTCAGCCCGTTTCAGCATGGGAACAGTCCTTTTGCGCAAAAACATGTTTGATTTAATCAACGAAATTGTTACTTTTGGCCCCAAAATGTCTCATGATGACACAATAGAGAGCCTTTATTACGCATTAATTCACGCTTTTCCGCCAAATTTCAGCAAAAAAACAGGAAAAAAATGGATTAAAAAGATAAAAAAGGCAAAAAGCTGGGTTATAGCATAATGGCAGGCAAAAGTACGCATAATATAAACAATCCAAAGAGCACTGGGAAATCGTCTCTTGAAACAAGGGCCAAAGTAGGGTCGACTGAAGTCGACGTTGGAGGCCCAAAACATTCTTATTGGCAGTCTTTCATCCCAAAAACGAAATCATTCGTGCCTAGAAAACTGAACGTACTGTACTCTCAAAAAAATAAATAAATGCCAAGATTCGGTAAAAGATCAAAATCTAGACTTAAGGGAGTAAACGCTAAACTCGTCAATGTCCTAAATGAGCTTATAAAGATCATGGACGTAACCATCATTGAGGGTGTTCGTTCCTCAGAAAGACAGGATGAACTTCTTAAAAAAGGAGCAACGAAGGTTAAATATTCAAAGCATATGGAAGGCAAAGCCGTAGACCTCGCTCCCTACCCAATAGATTGGAGCGACAGGGAAAGATTTCATTATATGGGTGGCATGCTGAGAGGCATAGGCCACCAACTTGGAGTAAAAGTCCGATGGGGTGGAGACTGGGACAGTGATGGCGAAATAAAAGACAACAGTTTCGACGACTTAGTCCATGTGGAGATTCTGGACTGATGGCAAGACAGTCTAAAAAGTTAGTAGACAACATAGTCGATCTTTTCAAGAAGGCGAACTCAATCGAAAGACAGAAGTGGCAATCAGGTTCTCAAAAGAGTTACGAGTTCTTTTTGGGAGAACAACTGACTTCTCAGGAAATGGAAGATTTGCAGTCTGGAGGAATGCCTGATTTCATAATAAACAGAATAACTCCCGTAATAGAGATGATGAAATTTTTTGCAACTGCAAACAATCCAAGATGGCAGGCGGTTGGGGCCGAAGGAAGCGATGCCGACGTAGCTGCTCTCCATGCCGACATAGCGGATTTCTGTTGGTATAATTCAAACGGCAACAGCATTTATTCCAGCGTCATACAAGATGCTCTCGTAAAGGGAGTCGGTTATATGCAGGTTGACGTTGACCCAGACCAAGACAGGGGCATGGGTGAGGTTGTTTTTAACTCGGTTGATCCTTACGACGTGTACGTCGACCCCACTTCAAGAGACTTTTTGTTCAGGGACGCAAGTTACGTCATAGTCAAGAAGGACATGCCAAAAGAACAACTTATTAGACTGTTCCCCGGAGATAAGAGAAAGATAAATTCTGCACAACCAAGTAATTTAAGCTCCGGCGACTACAGTTCCAGAGACCTTGTGGAAAGTGAAGTCATATTCAATTCGGATGTCGGAAAAGTGGCATACAAGAAAGACGGAGAGGAAGATGAAATGCTGGACTTCTATGAAGTCTATTTCAAGGAAAAAATCGCATATATGAATCTTTTCATAAACATGCCTCCGTCCGCTGAAGAGATGAAGCAGATAAAGGCGGAAGTGGAAGAGAATCTGTTGAACATGAAAAAGGAAATGGCAGTTAATCTGGAAGAGCAAAAACTTAAGTTGTTACAAGCTGTCCAACAAGGTGAAATGATAGAGGACAGAGCTCTTCTTGAAATTGAGAAAGCCGAGAAGTCTATGTCGGAAGGACTTGAACAACAGAGAATTATGCTTATCAGCCAAATGGAGGAGGCCAAAACAAGAATAGAGAACAGGGTCATTACGGAGTTCGAATACGACCTAATGAGGGAAGACCCTCTTCTGGTTCTAAATATAGTAGATGCTATAAAATTTTATGAAAATAGAGTAAAGTTGTGCGTAATTGCAGGGGACAAACTTTTATATGAAGACATACTTCAGATTAAGGAATATCCGATAGTCCCATTCGTATATCAGCATACCGGCACTCCGTTTCCACTCGGGGCAGTCTCTCCATTGGTTGGTAAACAGAGAGAATTGAACAAAGCTCATCAAATTATGATTCACAATGCCAACTTGGCTTCAAATTTGAGATGGATGTACGAAGAAGGTTCAGTTCCTGAAGAAGAATGGGAGAAATACTCTTCTTCTCC